CACTAGAGCTTTACGGAATTGAGTCACAAAAGCTAGACGCTTGGTCAAGAAAGCTCGGTATAGAATTGGATCACCATAACTGCGAATCAGACGTTGCAGCATGTCTTGATATATACAAGTATAAAAAGAGTTTCATGGAGGAACTACGTGGCAAAGAGAGAATCAAAAAAGAAGAAATCCAAAAAGAAGAAATCAAGAAAGACGATAAAAAAAGAGGCTTGGAGGTGGTTTAGTCTCTATATAAGAATTCGAGATGCTGACAGCAATGGTTACGGCACATGTGTGACCTGTGGTGTATATAGACCGTTTAAAGAGCTTCAAGCGGGTCATGCTGTTGGGGGTAGAACAAACGCTGTTTTATTCAATGAGGACTTAGTACATGCTCAGTGCTATGCCTGTAATATCATGCGCAATGGGAACTATGAAAGATACGCTTTATTTATGATCGATAAGTGCGGAAGAAAAAAGTATGAAGAGTTTTTAGGATTAAGACATAAGACTATAAAAATATCTGTTGCTGAGTTAGAAGAAATTGCAACCAAGTATAAAATGATGGCAGAGGTTCATGCCGATTTAAACGGTTTACAAATATGAATAGAAATATGAATAGTTTTTGTGGGGTTAAGTGGTGATTAGGTTTTTATCTAGGTTTAAATTATATAGATTCTTCCTTCAAACGTTCTTACCGAGTTTTTCTTTCTATTCGAGAATAACTTCTATTAAAAGGGGCGATGTTAAGGCTTCTCTTGAAAGAGGTGACGTTATACTTACTAGGTCAAGATTTAATTTAACATCTATATTTATACCCGGTCTTTATTCCCATGCTTGTGTTTTTGATGGTCACAATGTAGTTGAGATGGTTTCCAGTGGCTATAGGGCAATTGATATAGACGATCTATTGACTCACACCGACTATATTCAGGTATTAAGATTGAAAGAGGGTTTAAATTATTTTATTGAACAAGTTTTAAGTAGAGAGGGTGCAAGCTATGACATTGCATTTAGACCAGACAATAAAAACTTGTATTGCACTGAATTGGTTGTTGAGTCTCTTCCCTTCAGTGTAGAAAAGAAGATGTGGATGCCGGATGACTTGTTAGAGCTAGGCTTTGAAAGAGTCCTTAAGATATAATAGTTAGCCATGTGGGTATATGAAAAACACAAGGGGGAAAAATGAAGATTAATCAAGTGGATATGAGAATTTCTTTTTTAGAGGGGGGAGCAAAACAGTGCGATATAGCACAGATCAAAGAGATCAGAAAAATAATAGCTATGGAGATGGCCAGATGCCCCGAAACTCATAAGTGCTTAATGGCAAATGGTCACGCCAACTTAAGAGCTGAAAAGAAACGACTTGTTAAGCTGTTGCCAAAGCTTCCGAAGTTTCTTAAATGACATGCTTTATCATCTAAAATATAAGCATATTTCAATGAGGCGTTCCCAATGAACATAAAGAGGTGATCAATGATACTAAGTAATCAAGCAAGGTGCCTTAAGTGTGGAGACGAACTCTATTCAGCATACACACATGACTATAAGGAATGCTCATGCGGTGAAATATTTGTTGACGGGGGCAGAAGCTATCTAAGACATGGATACAACTCCCGTGACAATTATATGGATCTAAGTATAGTGATGGACGATTATCTCGCTGAGACATTGACATCGTCACTGGATTGGTGCGAGGAAAATGGAAGGAATTTAACAGGTCAGATTTGCGCTATTGCTAGATGCTTGAGAGATTGCGGTTATGAGATAAGGGGGTTTGAATGAGTGATAGTTATGAGATGATAATAGGTGACTTAAGAGATCATCTAGAAGAGGCGGAAGAAGAAAATAAGAAGCTCAAGCTGGCAGTGAAAGAATTGGTCAAAAGTAATGAGTTTTATGGTGATACTGAAAACTGGTGGTGGCAGCCAGGCGATTCTAATAAAACAGCGTGTGTAATAGATGATGTCGATATTTGTTACTCGGACTGGAGTGATGGATGCGCTGGAGCAAAGGCACGCGAAACAGCAAAGAATAAATATGTTATTAAGGCGCTTTATATACTGGATAGTGAGAAATGAAAGTACAGAACCCACCAAAGAAGAAATTCAAATATTGGGGGTCAGGCTATTGGAGAAGTTACGACTCACTGAATAGGGTATCAGGGTTTTACACATGGAAACAAATTTTAAATTATATACAAAAAGGGAGAGTTAGATGAGTGAGTCATGGGATGATTATATACCAGAACCTATCGAAAAGTTTCATAGTGAAGCTATTAGCTTAATAAAGTTGACCGATTTTAACCATTCTAATTGTTGTGAATTTGCAAAAGGCTATGCGCTTTCTGAACTAGATAATAAATCTGAAATCCAAAAACTCCAAGCCGCTTTAAATGAAGCTGACTTACTAATGGAGAGCGTGGTGGGTATGTGTAGTAACCCTGACAAGGTAGATGCCTGTCATCTAATATTAAAAAGAACAGTAAAAACCCGAAATAATATTAGTGACATTATGAACGAGATAAAAAATGAAAATAGGTAAATGGTATTTAACTATAACTCTATTTAAAAAGCATATATTAGAGGTTGGTATTGGTGAGAATTACAGCACAACTAATACCATTTATTTCACTAAAGAGTTTAGGTTATTGTGTTTTTATCTATCTATAACTAAGCCTACACTAAAATATTTAAACGAGATAAAGAGAGGCGAGGATATTGGTGGCGTTACCGCCCGAAAAACAGCAAACCATCCCGACGTAACAAATGCAATGGAGTTAATTAAGTCAGATTGTTTACCAATTAAGAATATCCATTATTGCAAGGAGAAGAAATGAAAGCATTTATAAACACACCAATAACAAAAAAGCAGTTTATTAAAAACATCAAGTGGCATATGGAACAAGATGCGATCATTAAAGTAACCTACGGCAAGGGATTAGGAAGTAACTTTAAAGGGTGCGCGGTCGGTTGCTCCTTAAGCTCTATTCGGATGCATCTCGGGGTCGACATTCAGCTGAGTGACCACTCTTTATATGAAAAATATCTAGGCGCTCCAAAGTGGCTTGCAAAGCTTGAAGACTTTTTATTTGAGAGGTTACCAAGTGACAGACCGTGGACACTAGAATTTTCTAAGGCGATTAACGTTGGTGCTGATTTAGATAAAATAAAAGTCCCGTTTATTGTTTATATAATGGAAGAAAACCTTAAAGCGCTCGACCCGTTGAGGGGTTATCAAGACGAGCAGTGGTTAATAGATTGCAAGAACGCAGTCTATTATATGATCTTTGCCCAAGAGAGCGGTGATAGTGAGCTTATCGATGATGCAAGGTCAGCAGTAGAGTCAGCAGTAGAGTCAGCAGTAATGTCAGTAGAAGGGTCAGCAACACGGTCAGTAAGATGGTCAGTAGAATGGCCAGAAACATGGTCAGCAATATGGTCAGTAGGGCGGTCAGCAGTTACCTTGAGAATATACTAAACAACATCAAGGATGGTCAGTAATATGGTCAGTAGAAAGGTCAGTAACATTTAAAAAATACGCCGACATACTTCTTGATATGATGAAGCTGTGCAAATGAAAGGGTCAGACCAAATAGAGAAATGAGAGAGAAAAAGAATAAAATCATAACCTGACTAATTAGCTAAGTTGATATTGCGTTCATTTACCTTGAGAATATACTAAACAACATCAAGGATGGTAGTTTGAGCGTAAAAAAAGTAAACTGCAAGGGTAGAAGTATACTAATTGTGCCCGACCAACATTGTCCCCACGACCACCAAGATGCCTTACTGTTTCTTGAGGCCGTCAAAAAAAAACATTGTGATGAAAACTCTATCTATATTAATCTCGGAGATGAGATAGACGGGAATCAAATTTCTTTTCATGAAAAAGATCCAGATATGCCATTTAGTCCCACTACTGAGCTAGAGGCAGCGGTCGAAAGAATCCAAGAGTATTATGAGATATTCCCTAAAATGTATGTCTGTGATTCAAATCACGGCTCGTTAGTTTATCGTCGAGCAAAATATGCCGGCATACCAAAGCAGTGCATTAAGTCTTATCAAGAAATACTTGGAACTCCCGGGTGGCATTGGCATGAAGACTACTTATTGCAAACTCATGTTGGAGATATTTATGTATGTCACGGTAAAACATCTGGGGTAGGTAAGCTTGCTAAAGAGATGGGAACATATGGAGCAATTCAAGGTCACACTCATAGTAAGTTTAATATAAATTGGTTTGCCACAGCAACATGGGATCGATTCGATTCATTTAGTGGGTGCTTAATAGACAGAAAGTCATTGGCCTTTGCATATGGAAAGAACCACATACCAAAGCCCATACTTGGGTGCATGATTATAACAAAGTACGGTTACCCAAAATTAATTAAGATGGTAACAAACGAGAATGATAGATGGATCATGGAGCTTCCTTAACTCGGGTACAAATTAAATTAATAGAAGATATGCTGCTAATAGCAGACGATGATACAATTTCATATATAGAATATGAAACAGAGGCTAGCGTTATTGACAAGAAAAGGGCGGTGTTTTGGAGTATGGAAAAATAATTGATGTTTGCTTTAAAGATAAGAGGGTCAATCTCACTTACGAGTACCGCCTTCAATTGCAAGAACACGAAAAACTAAGAACTAAATTCAACGAAGCGGCCGTTTTAATTAAGGGATTAGTTAACTCTAAAAGCCAAGAAGCATATATGTTTCGTGAGCTTTCTTGTATTCTTGACGACCTAAGAAAAAACATTAAGTAACGCATTCAGTCTCAACTCTTGACACACCGTTAAGAAGTCCATAGCATTTATTTAAAACACTTTAGGAGTGAATCATGGAGCTTAGGGCCAACGAAACAAAGATAAAATGTGAGTACGGAAAACTAGAAGACATACATAAATTAATACCAAATCCAAAAAACCCAAACAAACACCCCGATGAACAAATTAAAAGACTGTCTGAGATAATTGATTATCAAGGCATGAGAAGTCCTATCGTTGTTTCTAAGAGATCCGGATTCATTACGAAGGGACATGGCAGACTTGAAGCTTTAAAGCTTTTGGGTTGGGATAAGGCACCCGTTGACTACCAAGACTATGACGATGAAGCTCAAGAGTACGCTGACATCGTAGCAGACAATGCAATTGCAGAATGGTCGATTCAAGACTTATCAGAAATAAATGCTGAGATACTTGATCTAGGTCCTGACTTTGACATTGATCTATTGGGTCTTAAAGACTTTGTTATTGAACCCGTTGAGAAATACGACGAGGAAACAGAAGATAATGTACCAGAGCTTAAAGGTGACCCGATTACTAAGAAGGGTGACGTTTGGCTATTGGGTGATCACAGAGTTATGTGCGGTGATTCGACTGTGATTGATGATGTCGAGAAGTTAATGAATGGCGAGAAGGCTGACCTGTTGCATACCGACCCACCTTATAATGTAAACTATTCAAACGCTGACCGACCAAAGGCAGGAAAGACCGACTTTGGTCACATAAAAAACGACAAGATGGACGATGCGTCTTTTTATCAGTTTTTATATGATTCGTTTGTTTGCGGATTTCACTCTTGTGGCGAAAACTCCATGGCATACGTTTGGTGCGCAGCCTTGGAGCATATTAACTTTACTCAAGCACTAATTGATTCTGGATGGGGATACAACCAGCAGATCATATGGAAAAAGCCCATGCTGTTAGGTCGTGGAAAATATCAGTGGGCGCATGAACCATGTCTGACGGCAGTTAAAGGAAAACCATTCTTTACGGGCGACAGGACAAAAACAACCCTATGGGACTTTGGTGGCTATGATAAGTCTAAAAATGTACACCCGACACAGAAGCCAGTGGTGATTCCAGAGGAGGCCGTAAATAACAGCTCAGAAGTTGGGGGCGTTGTCCTTGATCTATTCCTTGGATCAGGATCGACATTAATAGCTTGCGAGAAAACAAACCGAAAATGCTACGGCATGGAACTGGATGAACATTACTGTGATGTAATCGTTAATAGATATATAAAATATACTGGTGATAAAAATGTGACACTTGAAAGCACAGGAGAGAGATATGTCGACCTCGAAAAATCTAGAGTGTAGCTATTGTGCGAATATATTTAACTCTAAATCAAGAAACAGTAAGCAAAAATATTGTTCTAAGCCTTGCGCTAGAAAAGGTAGCCCAAATAAAAACGTTTTTAAAAAGGGCGATGGGTCGTGGAACAAAGGTTTGAATATTTCTGGAATGAGTGGAAAGAAAATGACTCAAGAACATAAACATAAAATAGGTGAGGCTAATTCTGGTGAAAAGTCTTATTTATGGAAGGGCGGCATTACAAGTGAAAACTATAGAGCAAGAAGGTCTGCAAAATATAACGACTGGAGAAAATTTGTATTTGAAAGAGATAACTACACATGTCAAGATTGTGGGTCAAAATCAATAAAGGGAAACAGGGTGATGCTTAACGCACACCATATAAAACCTTTTTCAGAATACACAGAGCTAAGGACTGAAGTCGATAATGGTCAAACATTGTGTGAAGAATGTCACAGAAAAGTCCATAGCTTTAACACTGGAAAGAAGGCAACGCTTGAATCTAACGGCCAAACATACGAGGAGCTTATAAATGGGTAGACCTAAAAAAGAACTAAGTGTGGATGAGTTTGAAAAGCTATGCGCATTACAATGTACACAAGAGGAAATATGTGGATGGTTTGATGTTCATGATGAAACATTGACGCGATGGATAAAAGAAACATATGGCGAAGAGTCAAGTTTTTCGGAGATTTTCAGACTAAAAAAGGGAAAGGGTAAAATATCGCTAAGAAGAAATATGTGGAAGCAAGCCGAAAAGAGTGCAGCGGTCGCTATATTTCTAGCAAAGAACCACCTTGGAATGAAAGATAAACAAGAGATAGATCATAGGGCCGACAATATAAGCATTAACTACAGTTTAGTTCAAGATGACTAATGGAAGTAAGGCTCCTATCTCATCAACGTGAAGCCCTCTTTTCAAATCATAAAGCAACAGCATTAGTCTCAGGTATTGGCGGTGGTAAAACGTGGACTGGAGTTCATTGGGTCATTAAAATGTCTCAGGAATACCCCAAGTCACTAGGCTTCATCGGTGCCAACACATTCTCTCAACTAAGAAACTCAACACTGTCTGCGGTCTTTAATGAGCTAATGAATCTCAACATTCCCTTTAGCTATAATCAATCATCTGGAATATTAACTGTTTTGGGAAAGAGGTGGCTTTGTAAGTCAATGGACAACTACGACCCTTTAAGAGGTATTGAGGTGGGAGAGATTTGGTTAGATGAGTGTGCCTATATGAAGGAAGAGGCTTATAACGTTATCATGGGTCGATTAAGAGATAAATTTGGTGCGCTAAAGGTCTTTTTGACGACAACCCCAAAGGGATTTAATTGGCTATACCAGAAGTTTCACGAAAACGGAGACGACAAGACAGATGAGAATTTTCTTATTCACGCCGTATCAAGCGAAAATCTTTTCTTACCAGATGGTTACCTAGATACTATTCGAGGTCAATACGATGAAAAGCTACTAGCACAAGAGCTAGGCGGAGAGTTTATTAATGTTACTAGTGGCTCTATTTACTACGCCTTTAGTAGGGTGGCTCACGTTAAAGACATAGAGATCAATGAAAGGTTTCCACTTTGGGCGGGGGTAGACTTTAACGTAAACCCAATGACCGCAACAATAGGACAGGTAATCAATGACATTTTGTATGTAGTGGATGAGTTTTATCTTAAAAACTCCAATACAGAGGCCTTATGTAAAAACATTATTTCAAAATATGGTGATGGTGTAACAATCGTACCTGACTCAACTGGTAAGAAGATGACCACAAATGCAAACGTTTCAGATCTTCAAATATTACAAAGGTATTTTAAAAATGTAAGAGTGGCCGGAAACCCCTTTAGGGTGGATAGATATGCAGCAGTCAACGGAGCATTCTCAAATGGCAAAGTTGTGATTTCGCCGCGATGCAAGTACACTATTAAAGATCTAGAGAGTGTCGTCTACAAAAAGGGAACTGATAAGCCCGATACAAGTGACAAGATGCTAACGCACTGTAGTGATAATCTAGGGTATCTTATTTACAGGACGGTCAATCCGTTATTCAATAGAAACAGCAAAATACAATCATTTAAACGCTAGGGAAGGTTTATGCTAGAGTCTGATAAGGAGCGTAAAAGCTTAATTCAAGAGATTGCTAATACTGAAAACGTAAGAAGAAAAGCCGAGTCATTAAGACAAACAGAAATCTATGGAGATTATTTATTTAATCATGTGTGGGATAACGTTGCTGGTCGCTTCTCTGTTGAGACCGCTAGACAGATACCCATTGTCGCCTACATAAACCTTGCTAGAAGAATAGTTAAGGCAGAGGCATCTATTTATAAGAGCGAGCCAGTGCGAACGTTTACAAATGTTTCTGACGCTCAAGAAGAGACACTCCACAAAATATATAGAGACATGATGGCAAACACCAAGTTCATGCGCTCAAACGAATCCTTTAAGTTGCAACAACAAAACCACATTATGATCCTTCCTAAGGATGGAAAGTTTGTTATGAGGGTTTTGAAAAACCACCATATAGACTCAATTCCAGACAGAATGCACCCAGAAGACGCAAAGGGCTATGTAATTCACAGCTTTGATAGATCATTCTTCGATGAGAATAGGCGTGGTGATAATAACCAAAACACTGTCGGCAAGTTTAATCAATACACCAACCAGAGAGAAGACGGCATTAATCAAGTGATCGGCGACCCTGACGACTGGATGAGTGAGGACATGCATTATCTTGTTTGGACAAAAGAAAAGAACTTTATCATGAACGGTAAGGCAAAAATCTTATCTGAAATAGAGGATTCTCCAATACCGGGAGTTATACCCATTGTTGACATATCGCAAGAAAAGGATTTCACATACTGGGTTAAGCAAGGCGATGCTATTGTAGATGCAACGATTGATTATAATGTAACGATGAGTGACATTGGACATATCGTACAGAATCAGGGTTTTGCTCAGGCATATTTAATTGGTGATGATTCAATAACTCCAGATAACTTTCAAATTGGACCTAATTTAATTGTTAAGCTTCCAATTCAGCCTGGTGGAGAGAGACCAGAATTTGGTTATGCTCAGCCGGGGTCAGACATAGCGGGTGCGTTAGAGTATGCTAATGATAAGCTAATTGCATTTCTTACTTCAAGGGGGCTAGATCCTGACGTTGTTACAACTGATTCTGCTGGAGGTTCTTCTACTAGTGGTGTTCAAGAGTTTCTTAGAATGATGAAACATTTTAAGGCCACAAAAGAAGACTATGACACATATAAGCGTGCCGAAATGCAAATCTTTGAAGTCATTAAGGCATGGCAAAATCTAAGCCCCAACCTAATTGCAGACAAGTATAAAACGGGATTCTTGAGTGAAGATGCAGAGCTAATGATAGATTTCTCTGGCCCTGAGATGCTTCAAACAGAGATGGAAAGAGTGGACGTGTTGCAATCCAAGATAGAGCTAGGCGTTATGTCAAAGATTGACGCGATTATGGAGCTTGAGGGGTTAGATAGAGAGTCTGCAAAGGAAAGAATTAGAGAAGTTGAAGAAGATTCAATGGGAGAGTTTAATGCCAATCAACAAATCAGAATCGACCAAAATAGTAAAACTGGACCTATCGGAGCTGACACCGAGTCAGAAGAAAACGGCGAAAATTAAGATAGGGGCGCTGATAGTCAAAGAAATCAATAGGTTTCTAGACAAGTCAAAGTCCCCTGTTTTTGAGGGTGAGTTTAAAAAGAAGAAGGCTGATAATTCTAAGTCAACACTATTTGAGTTTGGAGACATGCGTTCACAGATAACATTTGATGAGCACCCCAAAGGCGTTAAGGTTGGCATCTTCGAAACTGCACCAGAGATTGAAAAACTTAAAAGTAAGGGCCACAATTTAGGCAGCGCAACGCTACCCGTTAGGCAGTTTATACCCAAGCCAAATCAAAGATTCGAAGATGCTATAGAAGATAAGGTTTTACGTATAATAGAAAGGATTAAAGATGGCGACAGTTAAGGTTACAATAGGAAGTGGCGTGGCCAAGTCTATTAACAATAAAGTTAAAAAGAAGTTAGAGACAAAAAAGGTATTAAGCGAGGTCAATAAGCAGGTGCAATCTGCGTTAAGAGAAAACAGATATTCTCCTCTTGCTTTAAAAACAATAAAAAGAAGAAAGCGGCTAGCAACAGTCAACAGCACCGACCCTAAATATTCTTCGGGTAGATCTAATTTAACATTTACAGGTGAATTTATTAAATCAATTACAGCAAGGTTTACAAAAGGGTTCGGCTTAAACATAAAACCTCGTGGAAAACACAGGGGATATAAACTAATTAATGGTGGAAGGTCTAAGTCTGTAAACAATGCCGATATAGCAAGAGGTCAGGCAGACCAAGGTAGAGATATAGTAACCAATCTTCAAGATAATATAGTCAAAAGAATAGTTAAGATATTTAATAAAGTACTCAAGTAGCACTGACGCTATTTGACATTAAGACATGGAGAACAATATCATGGAAGAAACCAAAAGCGATCAGGTCGCAACTCAAGAGACTAAGGGTCAGACTGAGGAAAAGAGTAACGAGCAATTTGGGATGACCAATGCTGAACATGAAACCCTTAAACGCGCACTTTCACAAAAAGCTAAATTAAAAGCAGAAAACGAATCTATGGCATCTAGAATAGAAAAGTTTGAGCAACAAAGCTTAGAAGTTGACGGGAAGAAAGATGAGGCAATTGCATACTGGAAAGAGAAGTACACAACTCTAGAAACTAAAGATAGAGAGAAAACTTCTAAGTACGCATGGAAACAGGTCAAGACACAACTGATATCCGAACTCAACAGAGCAGGATGTATAGAATCAGATGTAGCTATGTCCTTAGTTGATACGGATGAACTTAAAGGCATTGAAGTCGATGAAGACTACAACGTTAGTAAGCCTGATCTAGAAAGAATTGTTGAGACCTTAAAGAGAGATCAACGTTCGCAAAAGATTAGATTGTTCGGTGCTCCAGTTGGTGTAAACGATATGAGTCCTAGCTCTGGTTTAGGATATAAAGAGCCAAAGGACGATTTAAGTAAACTAAGTACAAAAGAATTAATGGACAAGTTAAAGGAGTAACAATGCCAGCAAACAATTTAGTAAACACGAAGCAGGATTTAATCGCTGCTATCGTACAAAGAGAACTTTTAGAGAGTGCTACACTCTTACCACTATTGTCTGACTACTCTAACCTTGCGGTCAAGGGTGCTAAGACAATTTCAATTCCTAAGCTTTCTAGCTTTACTGTTGCAGATAGAGCTTTTGGTGCCGTCGGTGCTGAGAACTCTCCACTTACTGACAGTGTAGATGAGATTGCTTTGGATAAAAACAAGTATATCAAGTTTGGTTATGATGCTGCTGATGAGATGCAATCAACAATTGATTATCTTGCAGCCGCTATCACAAGAGCTGCTCGTGCTCATGGTCGTCAAGTTAACACTGACATCATCACTGAGTGGGAGCTTGTGGCTGGCCTTAACTTAAACGCCGCTGTGCCAGCAGATATCACTATTGATAATATTCTCGATATGAGAGAATTTTTAATGGGGAATTTTGCTGACATGAGCACTGCTCGTTTAGTTATCGCTGCCGATCAAGAAAAAGCAATGCTTAAGCTTGCTGAATTTAGTCGCTATGATTATCGTGGTGATGGAACATCTCCAATCGTTAACGGAATGATCGGCTCTGTTTATGGCGTACCTGTAGTAACGAATCAACAGGTCAAAGCACAACAGGCTTTTATGGTTGCTCCCGAAGGATGCGGATTCGCATTCCAAAGAGCGCCGGCCGTAGCTCAAGACACTGATCTTGACTATGGTACACAAGGCCAAAAAGTGGTTGTTGATCAACTTTACGGTGTTGGTGGACTTCAACTAGGTGAACAAGGCGTTGGCGCGACTGAATCACCACTTATTGCGAAGCTTGCTGACTAGTTTCAGTGAACAGCAATAATCTTCCTAATTTTGTAACGGCGGGGACCCATCAAGGTCTCCGTCAACAAATGTTTGCTGTTAATGCGCGCTACGGTGCCTTTCATCGCTTCTTTGATATTGGTCAATATAAAGACAAGTCAGGGAAAATGAAGTGGATTGCTTGGTACTATAGAAAGCTAGACGATCTGAATGAGTTAATGGAGGAAGGTGGAGAATGACAATACCTTGCTCTGTTCTAGATTTAGAAAGACAAAAGTTTAGTGAGTGCCCCGATGGATCTGGGATAGTCGTAGTCAATACCAAGATATGTGACATGCCTCCAGTTCAAGTTGAGGCAGAGATTACACCCGGGCTACCTTCGGGCTTTGGGCCATTAAATGAGTTTGCGCAATCATCTGCCATTCCATCTGGGTCAGAGATAACAATTATATCTTATACCGTGGCCGTCGGTGAGCAACTAATCTTGTCGGGTGTTGATGTCGGTGGTGAAAATATAGCTACCTACAAAACTGTAGTAGATGGCACTGTTGAAGCATTAAAGAGAACCTATTACACTAAGTTTGATACTAATTTTAAGTTTGATCGTTTAATTTTAACAGAGGGTCAAGTTTTAGAAATAAAAGTGGAACATAACGGACCCGGATCAAGTGATCATGAGGCCAGAATTATGGGAATAAAAGAATTATGACAAAACTAGAAGTAGCAAAAATAAGACTGGAGCTTTCAAAAGTTAAGGCCGCAAAAGAAGAAATGGAATATAGGATTCTCGAAAGAGAAGAGGACATAAATAGAATAAAAGAAAACATCATCAACCAAGACAAGCGCATCATGGAATTAGATGCGACATTACAAGGAGAGTAATCATGGCAGATATCGATTCAGCATTACCAATTAGAACCAAGGAAGACATCGACGAAAGGCTTCAGTCAAAGATTGTTGACTTTACCACACCCTCTCAAGGTATGGAAGTTGACACAGATAACGACGCTCACGTTAAGGCGAAGCTAAGAGACGATGCCGGCGCTGCATTTGGTACGCTTGCAAACCCTGTCGCTGTAACTCAAACAACTGCTATTCCTGGAGACGGGATTGTAGACTTTGACGCTGCTTCTGCTGTCGCCAAAGACGCAACATCTGATCACAGCTATGCGATTACTGCTACTAAGTCTGGTAGAGGCTTAAGGATTCACATGGCAGCTTCTGGTTATGCTAAGTTTGAGATTTCATATGGAACAACTGCTTCCGAAGTTTTAAAATATGTTGTCTTTAACTCAACATCTCAACCCTATCAGTTTCTAGACATTGAGGCTGAAGTTGAATTGGCTGACACTGAATCCATTAAAATCACCAAGACTAACCTTGATAACCAAGCGCAAGATCTTTATTCAACAATTGAGCTTACAGAGTTTTAATGGCTGACATAAACCCAAATACGCAAGCTTCGTCTCCTGTCACAATAACTGGCGGGAACGAGGCTTTCCAAGCGGACGTTATTGAAGACGGAACCGAAAAAAGGCTTTTGGTTGATTCTAAGGGCGGTCTCCCGATCATCACTGGCATATCATATGATGACATGAATGCGACCAGTGGTGGCGTTGCAAGAGGAACCACTATTAATACTACGTTTACAAGGCTTTATTCCTATTCTGGTTCTGGAATATTCTTTGGATTTCTGGCGACTCTTGAAAAGCTTGACGATGACAATCCCGGAAAGGCTTACAGAATAAGACTTGTTATTGACGGGGTAGAGGTGTTCGGACCCAATGGCTTTATTCATACAGACTTTATTAATCCAGATTTGTACGGTTTTCTATCTGATCCAGTCAATCCCTTTTTGGGGATTTCTTTTCGAGGAAACACAATAAGAGCAGCAATGCCAAATGGGGCAATTATCCCATATAGCTCATCTGTTGAGGTTTATGTTAGAAAGTTAAGTGATTTTAAAGCTTTTAGAGCTGGATTAATAGCACTGAGTAAGGATTAAAATGAAAGTTTCATGGAGTGAAATTAAATCATTTGTAGATAGTAGAAATCTTAATATTCAACATGTTGAGTCTGGGAACTACTATCATATTAAAGCGTCCGACGATTGGTATCAGCTTGATCATGAAATGGATAAGAACGCTAGTGACACTGCTGATCTTGACGACTTTGAAAACAACTATAAGGCAGACTCAAACAAAACTATAAAAGAAAAAGATCCATCGGGTAGGGGTGTTGTCAGAACAGCTGTCACGACAAGAGGTTGGCACTATCAAGCTCACTGTGTTGAGTTTGAAACGAGTGTTAAGGACAGTAATCACAATAGGGACAGAGACGGGAATGATTTAGGATATACATCATTAAAGTTTTACGACTCAAATGGTGACGAACTCACAACTCAGGTGGCCATTGATGCAGGCTGTGTTAAAACCACTATGAAGTGGCAGGCTGATTTTGACTTTGAAATTATATCTGGTCAAATTAGACAAACATCTAACGTTACAACAGATTCATATTTATATACATCTTTGTTTGCACCGACAGGGCTAGCAGCGCCGAATGACTTGCTAGAAATACCATTTGCACAGGGTGGAATTAATTTAAGATACATTGGTGCCGACGAGATACTTAGGACAGACGGAAGGGCCGGTAAACTAGTTCGAACGTCACTAGGTCAATACTTTGAAACAACAATTAATCACGATGTAGGCGTTAAACATAAAATCTCAACCATATATGAAATATACAAAAGCCTCACGTAAGGAATATCTATGATTTTTCCAGTGTTAAAAACAGAAAAAACTCTACAGGTTGGAGACAAGACTCGCTTAGATGCAGAAAATAGCTATGTGACTACTGGAGAAGATGCTTTAACTGTTTTTGAGATTGAGCCAGAGGCCGGAGCTGGATTCATTGACATCACAACAAGTAAACATTTGGATTATCAATATTCAACGGACGGCAACAAGGTTGTAACGCTTAGGGTGGACAATGGAAGTGGGTCGGTTGCAACCAATAAAACTATTTCAGTTATATCAGAAGAAAACGATAAGCTCTTTAGTTCAGACGAGGAGATAGTTCCACACGAACCAAGCATTTTAGACTACGTTAGGGGCGGAAGAAGCTCATTTCTAGATATTCACAGGACCGCACAAGATAGAATCGTTAAGTGGCTAGACGAACATAGAATTTGGGGCACTGACGGCACTAGGCTAACTAAAGATGCCATTGTAGACATTGAAGAGGTCAACGACTGGTCTAAGTATATGACACTCAGAATGATCTTTGAAGGTCTATCTAACGCTGTGGATGATATCTTTAGCGAAAAGTCAAATAAATATAGAGAGCTTGAAAAAGCTGCAAGGAATAGATCGTCTATTAGACTAGATAAAGATGGCGACGGCGAAGCTGATAGCGGGGCGATCGACTTAAGATCGGTTAGGATTAGAAGAGGATGAGCTATTCTCAGATAAGAAAATATTTTAATGGTGAGATTTTAAAGGTTGAGCCTGACTTTAAAGAATGGCGCGATGCCTTGGTAGTAAGCGATGCACAAAATATTCCCAATACGCTACTTGACACTAGGTATCACATAGAGGTTGGTGCGGTTACATCAACACCAGCCCAAGACCTATCTGTAGAAGATCAGGGCACTGTTATTTTAACTTTATTTAGACGGGGGTTTAATAACCCTCTATTGGCGTTAGACTCTTTGTTAGACTCTGCGCACTGTATAAGACATCAATTAATCAACCCTCAAAATATTCAAACATTTAATGGGGATATAGATGCAGTTGAGAGCGTGTCGATTACACCTTCTGAAATTGACGCGAGTAATGACAACACGATCCAAGTGCAGTTAGAATTTAACGTAAGAATGTATTTTTGTGTCATCTAAGATGATTACAAGCCACGCAAAACATAAGGAGATGTTATATGGCAGGTTCAAACCAAACTTCTTTTCTTCTCTCGGCGGCGAACGTCTCCTGGGGTAGAAGGGAATGTTACGAAATCGATCTAACAGGTGCTACTGCCGTTGGATTAGATGGAAAGTATTTCGAAGTAGACGCACTCAGTTCAAATTTCGGTTCAAATGTTGAATACTACGTCTGGTTTAATCTAGATGCAGGTTCAGTTGATCCGGCACCGGCTGGAAAGACTGGAATTGAAGTTGCGGTTACAACTGGTGACAGTGTTGCCGTAATGGCCACCGCATTAAAAGACGCTTTAGAAGCTGAGGCTGACTTTAGAAGTAAAATCGGATCAAGCACAAGCAAGGTAATTATGGAAGGCGAGTTTAAGGGCGAAGTTGCCAATGGGGCTGCTGACGTTGACTCTGGCCTAACACTTACAAGAGCTAGAGCTGGGCTTGGAGGTGACCTTGGTAAGACATCTGGCGGCGTTGAAGTAACAATGGAAACTCAAACCGTTCAAATCTTAGCAGACCAAACAGGACAGCTAATATTAGACGAGGTTTATACTGGTCAATCTGTTGAAGCGACAGTTTCATTTCTTGAAATGACCCCCGAAAGGTGGAAGACGATCGTTGGATCTGTTTCTGGTGATGCCTATACGCCGTCTGGTGGTAGTGAGCTAATTGGTTTTGGTCAATCTAGATTGTACAGTTCATTTCTTGATCTAGGTGGAGAGTTGGTAATGCACCCAACACGTTTTGCCGAAAGTGATAAGTCGAGAGATATTACATTTTTTAAATCTGCACCTCTGCCAAGCTCAGTAAACTTTTCTGGTGAAGAGCCGCAAACTATGGAAGTAACTTTTAGAGCACTTCTTGATAGTGATGTTGTTGAGTCAATTAGACTTATGGCATTTGGTGACTCTAGTCAGGATGTGAGGTCTTAATGAAGTTTCAAAGAAGAAAACTTGAAATAGACATATATGGGGAAAGCGTAGAAATGCGTTTTCCCACTGTTAGAGAAAGCCAAGGTTACGGGGATAAAATGAAGAAAGCCGGCGAAGAAAAGGCTGGTGATATGCTTTTAGATTTCTTGTCTGATTTGGGTTTACCTAAAAATATCGCGGAAAGCATGGAGGCTGAGCACTTAACGGAGTTAATGGAGGCTTTGATTCCAGCTAAAAAAAAGTAAGCACTGAAGCTTTATTTAAGGCTTCACTGGCTAGGTTTTATGGGTGGTCGAATGAAGAAATAGATGACTTGCCATATATAACGGCCATTGAATACTACGAATCAATTAGAGTCATAGACGCACAAGAAAGATTGGTAGAAATGCAAATGGCCGATTATCCCAGAATGAAAGCAGAGGGTAGAAAGAAGATGCACAGAGAAATGAGAAAAGCTGCACACCCCGAGCACTTGCAAAAGAAATTAGACTTTGACGAGTTTATAAGGAAAATGCAGAATGGCTGACGAAATAAAAGTTCAATTAACGTTCGAAGGTGACAAGACTAGCCTAGACAAAACACTTAGCGGCGCTGTTCAGAGTTCAGAGTCAGCAGGAAGGCAGGCTGGTGATAAATTTAGTCGAAATTTCTTAAATGGATTCAATAGAGTAGGCGGAACCGCGATTAAGGCTGGGGCCGCAATTACTGCTGCAATTGGTGGTCTAGTGGGAAAGAATGCTTTTGATGCAGCCGCATCTTTAGAAAGCATTAGGACAAGATTCGAAGTGTTGAGCGGGTCAGCGACACAAGCTGACAAGCAAATTAGAGGCTTGATAGACTTCGCAGCAAGAACACCTTTTCAACTGGAAGGCCTAGCGAATGCATCTGCAAGGCTTCAGGCTTTTGGGTTTGAGCAAGAAACTATTATTGACAGACTTGGCGTTTTGGGTGACCTAGCATCGGGATCTGGTGCCGATATAGGCGAATTGGCTCTTATTCTTGGGCAGGTTTCTGCAGCTGGTAAGCTAACAGGCGAGAGGCTACTTCAATTAGAAGAAAGAGGAATTATTATTGGACCCGCGCTTGCTAAGTCTTTTGGTATAGCTGAATCAAAAGTTAGAGAGTTCGTTAGTTCCGGCAAGGTTGGTTTAGCAGATGTTGAGGCGGCTTTTAAGTCGTTAACGTCAGAAGGTGGAAGATTCTTTGGTGCCACGGAAAAGCAATCCAAAACGTTAACAGGTTTGGTTTCCACGTTAAAAGACAACTTCTTTGCTTTAAACGTCTCCATAGGTGAGGCATTTGGGCCTATATTTAAAAGATCATTACAGATTGCAATATCTGGAGTACAGCAGCTTACTGAGTCCGTTAGAGTTAATAGTGATAAAATCATTGAAAGATTTTTTGCTATATCTAAATTTATATTAGAAAGATTTATTGTTCCCATAGAGCTTGCATCCAATGCAATAGTTGTTTTGTTTGGTGGTAGCTTTTCTAGGGCAGCCGCTTTATTTGATATATTCGTAGGGACGATCAAGAGAGGACTGGGGCTTATTGGTAGAGCTCTTGAGGCTTTGGATCTTGGTGGAGACTTATCAAAATCACTTCAAAGCCTAGCACAAGAGGGGACCGCTCAACTTAAAAATGGATTTGGAGAGTTTGCCAGACAAAAAGATCAATTATTAGACTTTAGCGCATCATTGAAGGTGGATGAGTTTTTATCTGAACTACAAAGAGCTGCTGACGAATCTGCCGACCCACTAAACAGGCTAGCCAAAAACGTGAATGGCGTTAAGGGCGGCGAAGAGGGTGTTAATGCTGAAGAGGTTATTGGACTAACGGATGCATTAACGATATCACTTTCAGGCCTAGCAAACGGGTTTACAAGCTCTGCATCAAATATTGGCGATGCGCTTGCTGGTTTGGCGAAAAGATCAATTGAGGCCGGAAAGCAAATAAGAGTTGGTCTTGCCAATGGTATTGGTCAAGGGTTTGCAGCATTTGGTAAAGCAATTGCTAACGGGGACAATGCCTTAGATGCTTTTGCAAAATCCATTCTTGCCACTTTCGCACAACTTGCAATTCAGCAAGGTACTTTCTTTATTTTAGAGGGAATTGCTCTTCAATTCGTGCCCGGCGCTCAGGCACAAGGTTCTGCTCTAATTGCTGCTGGTGCTGGGCTTGCAACGTTTGGCGGTGTTTTAAGCGCGATATCTGGTGGCGGTGGAGCTTCTGCCCCTGCTTCTGGTGGTGCATTAGGACAGTCTAGCGTAACCGGGGAAAACGCATTTGCACAAGATCAGACAGAGGAAAGAGAAGAACCAAGTACTCAGGTTGCGGTCAATATAGCTGGCGATGTTTTAGACAGTGAAGAAACAGGCTTAAGAGTTGTTGAAATATTAAATGATGCCTTCGACAAACAGGGCGTAGTGATTAACAGGGGGTTGTTGGCATGACAATACAAACCAGACCTGTTTTTTATTATGTAGACGAAATAACAGAAACAAGCAATTTATTAAACTTTTCAGAACCAAATATTGCTCCCGATGAATTGGCCGCAACCCTAGATGTTGGATCAAGGTCAATGACCGATTTAATGACTGAGATTGAAAAAGGTCTAAATGATGCCGGAGATCAAGACTATACCGTAACACTCGACAGAGACACTAGATTTGTTACAATTTCATCTAGTGACGTATTTGACTTATACCCTGTTACAGGTTCGAATACTGGTCTATCAGCCTTTTCATTAATAGGATTCACAACAGACAGAACAGGCCTATCAAGTTATGAGTCAGATGTAGTAATGGGAGGCGAATACTCTCCACAGTTCTACCCTCAATCTTATAAGTCTTTTGAGAATAATATAGAAAACGTACAGGCAAGCGTTAATGAATCGGCCTCTGGAATTATTGAGGTTCTTAGCTTTGGTCAACGTAGGTTTATGGAGATGAATATTACATTTATAACCAATAGGCCACAGTCAAAGAGCGCCCCAATAGAAAATAATCCAAACGCTATGAGCGAAACTAGGTCATTTCTCACGTTTCTGATAACGAAATCAAACCTTGAATATATGGAAGATCGAGATAATAGATCAACGTTTGACAAGATACTGTTGGAGTCTACTAAACAGTCAAGACAGGGAACCGCATTTCAGTTAAATGAGCTTGTGAACAAAGGGTTTGAAGAATTCTTCGAAACTGGAACACTAAAATTTAGGAAAGTAGAATGAAATATATATTAGGGGGTAAAAATTGTCAGTAAACAATGGACAGCCCGGTAACCAAACCACGTTTAATTCTGCTTTTTTAAGTAGAACGACAAACAGTAACACGATTGGAAAGATTGACCTTGAAAATGTATCAACGACAAGCTTAGTTGATCTACAAAGAATAATTAACGAGCTATTAGATCAACAGGGTCTAGATAATCAGGCGGCAACAGATGCTAATGCTAAAGTTTATTCCTCAAATAACGTGGTATCTAATGGAGATGACCAAAAGGTCTCAATTGGAAAGCTGGATGGCGAGTTTGACGTGTCTACTGGGCATAGTCACGATGGCATTGGCTCATCGCAAATAGAGGCCACTAATCTTTTAAATATAAATCAAATTCAAAATAGTTTATTAGTATTTGTTGACGACGCAGCGTTTGAGACCGACAAGGGATCTGTCGCCGCTCAGGGTGACGTTTACTTTAATAGCACAGATTTAAAAGTAAGGGTCCACGATGGCGTGGCGTTTGATGAGCTTTCTGGTGCTGTTGCAATGGAAAGAGAGATTCCAACAGGCCTAATAAATGGCGTAAATACAAGCTATACATTATCTTTCGTTCCATTATCTGCGGAGCATATCTCTGTTTATATTGATGGAACATTTCAAGAAGACGCTGACTTTTCACTTCTTGGTAATACCATTACAATGGGCACAGCTCCTGCATTGGGTCAAAGTGTTTTTGTCTGGTATATGCACGATGGAAACGTAAGCCCCATATCTCCACCCGCCGGAACAGAGGCGCTGGAATACCACTTGGTGACTGCTGGGGAAGAGGCTGCTAAACAATTCACACTATCAGCTACGCCTGCAACGGCAGCTAAGACATTGGTGGATATAATTGGGGGAACCTCTCAACAATTTGGCGTTGATTTTACCATTACTGGCGATGTATTCGATTGGTCAGGGTTTAGTTTAGATGGTTTACTAACGGATGGCGATGTAGTTAGACTTAGGATAGTTAGTTAAAATACTTTAAATGTATTAAATATAATAATTTCATGGAGGAATTGTGGCAAAACTTAAAAAGAAATTTATCGAATCTGGCGCGGTTGGGTCAAATGAGATTCTATTAGAAAACGCATCTTATCTAAAAGGTAGAAACCAGGCTGACTCTGTCGATATAGACATGATTAGAGTTAACGCTAGTGACGCACTGGAACTGGCATCTAAACTAAATGACCCTGACAGTACGGCCCCTAGTGCTGACACTGAATTAGCAAACAAGAAATACGTTGACGATCAGTTGGCAACCATCACAATTCCTTCGGTTTTTGAGCTGCAAGGAAATTGGGACGGATCTACAAACACTCCAACACTGGCAAACACTGATACTGGTGTTGCCGATTATCTTTACTATGTAAACGCTGCTGGATCTGTTGACTTTGGTGCAGGCTCAAAGACGTTTGCTGTTGGTGATTGGGTTTATAATGTAAACGGAGCATGGGAAAAGGCTGATAATAACGACGATGTTTTGTCTGTTAACGGCCAAGCTGGAACTGTTGTTCTAAACACTGAAGACATTGCTGAAAGTGGCGATGATCTTTATTATACAGCGGCCAGATCAGGACTAAACGTAAAGCTTGCTGGATCAACAATGGACTCTGCTGCTAACCTTACACTCGCCGGCGGTGGTGAAGTTTTAGGACTTCCTGCTTCTCCAAGTGCCACAGGTGCCGCGTCGAAGGAATATGTTGATACGCAAGTTGGTGGTGCCAATGCTGACGCAGAAAATGAAACAATTACACTAGATGGAACAGACATTTCTAACGGATATGTTGACCTTGGCTTTGAGGGCATGGACGGATCTTTTGACGTAACTCCCGTTGGTGGATTGTTACAAGAGGAAGACACTGACTACACTGTTCTACTTACTGGTGGTGTCGGCTCAGTTACAAGAATAACCTTTGCCGGCGATCTTGCTGCTGAGTTGGTTGACACTGATAAGTTAATGATTAAATACTTGAGAGCTTAATGAAACTTACTGGAAAATATATTGATGATATTTTCGTGATAGACAGTGGGGCTGGCGACGGCTCCACTGCTCTATTCAATCTCACAGAGGCACCTCACAGTGCCAACCAAATTGATGTTTATTTAAATGGAATTTTAACAACGGAATATTCAGTTAACGTCGTAGCTCAGACCATCACATTTACTGGTGCCCCTGCTTTGGCGCAAGATATAGATATAAAGTATATAAAAAAATAGGAAAGTTATATGGCCAAGATCCAAAATGAAGATGTAAAAAGCGAAGCAGATTTAACAGGTGCTGGTGGCGCTAAGTCTCAGCTAATAAATGACACTAAAATCTATATCACAGGCGATGGCATTAATAAGAGATTAGATGAGGCTATAAATGATGGTGACATTGGTGCTCCCAGTGGATACATAAACTTTCACCCGGTTATTAACTCATTAAATGACGTGTCTGATTTTACAGTATCGGGTGGTGTTTTATCAATTACAACTTCGGGTGGTGAAGTTCTAAACGAAGATCAATCTTTAAAGCACGTTGCAACAACAGTAGGTGAAACTTTTGATTTAGATGTAGATATACCCCTTGGATATAGAGGCTCTATTGTAATCTTTCAAGCTGTTTATAAATCAGATCAAGAGAGAACTATAACGTACACGGTTGGCTCAAGCGTGGTTGCTGTTACACTACCTGCTACAGGATCAAGCACAGGTAGAATCAAACAAGAACTACAAACAAAAAACGCTGATGCTTCTTTAAATTATGAAATAGAATCAAGCGCAGCAGATACTTTTATCATTGATGACATAATAGTTAATGATGATACACAAATAGGTGCGAGTAAAGTCAGTCAGGTTTACAATATTAATCAACTGGGGGACGCCGTAACAAGCCTAAGCCCATTAAGATATAATCTTGGCACCGCTACAATATTAAACGAAGGCAACGAATTAATAGAGCCAATAGACGACGCTGGAAATGGTAGAACTAATTTTACAGCTAAGGTCGATGGTGACTTTACGGTTTCTGTCCATGGTCAAATGGACGCAGCAAATTCTATATTTGATATATTTAGATCAAGCGACTCTAAGTTTTTTATGAGGTCAAATCAAATAGCGGTTTCAAACAAAAGCGTTATAAGTACGGTTTCTATTCCACTTCAAGCCGGTGATTCATTTTACATTGATCCTGTCGTTGGTGCTTTTAGAAATGATTCAGGGAATCCGATTATAGTAAACATTCTTGCAGAAGCAAAACAAACAACCGCAGCGCAAGAGCAATTGATGCAAGAAAATAACTTTGCAGCCAGAATTAACAATAATGGGACAGCAGCAATATCTTCAGAGGGTGCAGATTTTATAGATTCTGTTAATCAGACTGCTGCTGGGCTGGTCGATGTTGACTATACCTCTTTAGGACTTACGGTGCTTCCTGCTGTTTCTGCAGATGTAGTTAAGGATTCTGCTGGCGACAATACCGACTCGGATATTTATGACATCACTCTTACGGGGTGCAAAGTCAGAACATCGGTAACAAGCACTAACGCAAATCTAGATAGAGATTTTATACTGAGACTAACAAAACAAGGCGCAGACTACACGCCAATATCCAGAAGCATTATTGCAAGTGAAAAGCCTACGGCAATACTGAAGGATGAAAAAACAGCAGGTACCCACGGAGGAACTTTTACCTCAGGATCTTATGTTACAAGGGAATTGAATATATCTGAGGGTCAAAACTATTTTGTTAATCTATCTTCAAACCAATTCACATTAATACCCGGGACATATTTAATAAAATCTGAAGCTCCGGCAATAGGTGTTGATAGAAATATGATTAAATTAAGAAACATAACTGACTCTACTGATGACATTGGTGGAGAGGGTGCCTTTACTCCTAGTGGTAGTATAATACAAATATTTGCGAAACTTAAGGGTATAATAACAATAACAGAAAATAAAACCTTTGAGATTCAACACATAGGGGAAGCTACACAAGCAACGTTTGGTCTAGGTATCCAAGTTGGTGGATCTATTGTTACTGGGTTTCCGGAAACTTATAGCAGTGTAGAAATTACTAAATTAAAATAGGACAACAAAATGACATTAGATCAAATTAACGCTTTAGCTTTTGAAGATTCTATTTGGGAGGTAGCCGATAGACTCCACGACGAACTAATAGCTCTAAACAGAGAGCTACCCGAAGGTGAAGCGCCAGTGTGGGCAGACTTAGAATTTCTTGATTTAGATCAAAATCCAGTTGCAGGGCCAACACTGGAAGCGGCTCAAGCTGATTTTCTTATTTATAAGCAAGAATTATTAGACGCTGAAAATGCCAGACTTGCAGAGATTGCTAGAGTCGAAGATATTAAATCAAGATGGTCACTCGTTACAGACATAAGAGCTGTTGTTAATGCGAGTAACCCCGCTTTAGAGTTAAAAAGAATTATTGATGAGGACGACCAGGCAACATTAACTCAAATCGAGTTAGATTGGGACTCTCACGCATCAGATCTTTCATCTAAACACGAAAAGAGTGTAAGAAAAGAACTTGGAAAAAGAGCAAGAGAAGCTTGTCTTGGCGCACTAGATGTAGTCGCAGGGTGGAACTTAGAGAGAGAGTTAACTACAGATCAGGTTGATCAGATGACCTCTAGTTTTTCGACTATACTCCAGCTTCTCCAGTCAAATAGATTTTCATCGGCAAGGGCTGCCATTGTAGAAATAACGCCAGATGGAACGTTAGTAACGCAAGAAATGAAGGATGAAATCCTTGAACAGCTTACTATATAAAATGGAATTTAAATTAGAGTTTAAAAGTGATGTCAAAGTCAAAGATCTTTCATGTCTTACGAGTAATTGTATTGCTATGTTCGCTAGTTTTTTGGAGTACTGCCGAAAGCATGGCCTGAGGTGTAAGTTAACAAGTCTTAAAAGCGACAGAGAAAACGTTAAGTCGGTTAGCAATACACATGAAACAGGGAGGGCATTTGATGCCTCAGTTAAGGGGTGGTCCAAAGAAGAAATAAAAGATTGCTTAGATTATTTTAACGAACACTATAAAACGATAGCAGCAATTTCATATGGCGACATGAAACCACGGGCCGTAGTTTATCACGATGCAGGATATGGATCACACCTACACTTTCAAGTGAGGCCATAAATGACCCTAGATGTTTCAGTTAATGCCGACCTGTTATTAAATCAACAAAATATAGGACAAAACATCATCTTAGAAATAGATGGTATTCCTTGCATCTTTGGCGCTGTTAAATCTACTAAGTTTTGGAAAATTGGCGATGATATAACCATAGGACAGACTGGCTTAATAATTGGCGGTGTAATAGCAGATGAAAACTCAAAACCTTGGGTTTCTCTAAAGGGAACAACTACAAATATTAATCAACAAATCGAAGTTGACAAGGGCGGTTCTGGATCTATCAGTAGATTTCAAGTTGAATTATTAGACAAAGATCAACAAGTAACAAAGCTATTTAAGCCCGGAACAAACGTTTCAGACATTCTATCAAGAGAAGCAAATATATATGTTTCATTTGAAGGCGGTTCGTTCCCAGAAGATGCCGTTAAAATCTTTAACGGAATTGTGACCTCTCAACAAGCAAAGCAAGGTACTTGGAAGATAGGGATTGACCATCCCGAGTTTTTAAAAAGGCAAGATCTATTCACACAGATCAACACGGATATCAACGGTGCCATTGACGCATCTCAAACTTCTTTAATTGTTGAAAGTGTTAGCGGATTTATCACTCCTAAAGATGCCGTCCGTACGGCCGTTTTAATAGATGATGAAATTATTGAATACACTGGCATAGATTCGGGAACAAACACGCTTACAGGTCTTGTCAGGGGGTCTTTTGATACTATTGCAGACTCTCACGACGACAATGCAAAGGTGACGAGCTTTTATATACTCGAAGGCAAGCCGTTAGACCTTGCGTTAAAAATAATGCTATCTAGAAAAGAGGGTAGCGGAAAATTTGTATCAGATGTTGAGTGTACTAGATTTGTCCAAGTTGACGCACTTAACAATGTGCCCAATGGAGTCTTTTTCCCTGACTTTAATATTCAATCTAAATTTAACTTAACTGTCGGTGATCTCATCACTATTACAGGTGCCACGGAAGGTGCCAACAACGTTGTAGAGGCTGAAATCACCGGCTTTCAATCTGTTCCTACTGGTGAAGTTATAATTGTGGGGAATGAATCGTTGGTTTCAGAAATAGGATCTAATTCTGTTGCGGCGTTTAGATCACAATATGACACACTCCCAGAAGGTGCGGGCTGTTGCATGAAACCTTCGCAAGTAGACATTAAGCAGCATACAGATTTAAAGACATTATTTGCCGCAAGTCAGCCTGAATACCAATTCTTCTTGAAAGACACTGTTAATGCGAAAGAGTTTTTAACAGATGAGATATATTTTCCCGCTGGTTACTATAGAGTAGACAGAAAGGGTAGAGCGTCCGTTGCGGCCACCATTCCACCGTTGGTTTTATCAGAGCTTCCAGAGTTTAACGATAATGCAATTAAGAGGGCCGACTCTATTAATATGCAAAGACAAATCAATAAAAATTTCTATAATTCTGTTGTCTATAAATATAATGAAGACTCTTTAGAAGATAAGTTTAAATCTGGTCAAGTCTTTCTAAGTCAAAGATCACTTAATAGAATAGATACTGGAACAAAAACTTTGACAATTCAGTCTAAGGGGTTAAGGGGCGATGATGAAACCTTTAATTATATTAGAACGCAAGCAAGAAGATTTTCAGATAGATATCAATTTGCTGCTGAAAGCGTGGAAGTAGAAGTTAAATATAAAGACGGCCTAAAGGTTGAAATAGCCGATCAGGTTTTATTCGGTTCCAGCACCCTGCAAATTGTTGACAGCGAAAGAGGCACTAGGGCCTTTAAGCCTAGACTATTTGAAGTTACAAACAAATCAATGAATCTTAAAACTGGTAACGTGAAAGTTTCCATGCTGGATACTGGCTTTGGTGTTGATGGTAGGTTTTCTACAATATCTGCTGCATCTAAGATTGGAGCAGGGTCAACAGCTGGATCCATTGTTTTAAAAAGATCGTTTTCCACTGGCGAGTTTCAGCTTGAAAGAGACAAATGGACAATTTTTATTGGTGAAAGAATTGAGATTAGGTCAGAAGACTTTTCCTTTAGAGAAACCGTTAAGCTTGTGGAGTTTGACCCTACTAACTCAAGTAAAATAACAATTGACCCGCCACTTTCTTTGGACCCACCAGAAGATTACATTGTTGAGCTTCCGTCGTATCCTGACGATGTTGATGACACTATTGATTCTAAGATGAAGGCCATACATTGCTTTTTTAACCCACAAGTTTTAATTACAAGCGGTGTTTCAGACACGGTTTTTGAAGTTGGGGCTGGAGATATAGACAAGTTTTTTATTGGATCATTCGTTAGAGTTCACAATGAGGATTTTTCTAATGATTCTGTGGTCAATCTAGATGATGATGATGCCGTGGTAATAGACATTGACACGGTGCTAAATAGAATAACGGTTGATCGAGGCCTTACATTTTCCCCTGTAAATGGTGATCTAGTTGATCTGATAGGGTTTAAGGATCTCGGAGTGCCTTATAGGTATATATAGTTTGCAAGATAAAGTCTCGTAAAGTAGGATTTAATAACTCAAGGACGGGTAGATGACAGACATAGCAGATGCAAAGTCAATAATTCAAGAAGAAGAAAGTCAGTTCGGGGCAGCAGTCAGCGAGGCGTATGCTTTTAAGGTCGGCGCATCTATTAACTTTATCAACAACAGGCAATACGATAAACACTCATGGAATATAAACGGCTTCTATAAGTTAGGAGAGGGCTCGTCAATAGATGGAATTTTTCCATTTCTTTTTGATGTAGAGCTAACAGGTTTTTATTATTTCAATGGTGCCACAGGAATAACCGGAACGACGACTATCGACGTTCACTGGTTGAGCGGTGGAACTGTTGACGAGGGAACAATTTTTTCTACAAAGCCATCCGTAACAACCACGGCCCCAAGCGGATCCTACACTTTATATAATCAAGTAACATCAACAACAATATCAAATCCAACTGGTCACACTTTGGCTGCTCTTTCTAAGGTTCAATTTAATGCAGGAGATGCATTAAGATTAGATCTAGACTCTGCAATGAGTGGTGCTACTAATTTTCAGTTCGGGATAATGTTTAGACCGAGGTAAATATGACAACTTTTGCAGGTGCAGAAACTATAGTAAACACAGTTGAGATTTTCGGAAACATATCTTCTGGAGCTAATGCCTATATCGTTCCGGCGGGGAGATATGCAAATGTTTCTGTTTTGCGTATTCTTGACATTACTAACCCATTCCGTCTAAGAACTTCAACCGGTGACACCATAGCAGATCTAAGTTTAGTTACAGGGCCAACAGACTTTTATGAGGTGTTAATGCTTTCGGGTCAATTCATCTTTAACTCAGGCGGACTTCAGAAAGTTATAGCGTTAAACATTTTAGAATTTAACAACCCATCTTAAGGAGATGAATATGGAAAAAATTAAGTATGAAATGGAAGTCCCAAAAGAAAGCAAAGAAATTATTGACTTCTTAGATGCCATTTTAGAAAAAGTAAAAGCTAAGGCACCATTGGCTGACTACGCTAGTCTTTTTGGTCAAGCAAGCACGGCGTTAAACGGCATTGATATGCTAGGCGACGAGGCAAAGTCAGACGGTAGAGATGAAATCGCCGCATATATGGTTCATAAATTAATGAGCAGGCTACTTCCAGTAGAAGATGCACCGGCTGAGTAAATTAATTAATTGGTTTATAAGATTCCCATGGGTGAAATTACATCTTTCACTTATGGGATTTTCAATGGTCTATTCATGGATAAAAAGCAAGATAAAGAAAATGTTAAAAGAGTAATTTTAGAATTTATTTCTGTTTCTTTATTATTATGGGCACTAGTGGTGCTATTATCTTCTTGCTCAAACCTATCAACACACAACAGTGAAACATTCTATAAAAGAGACATGCTCTTAGAGATTAATGACAAAGAGTATGAGGGGACTGCTGTAGTTGAAGATATCTCAGATCTAGACATCAAAGCTTTCTTTAAAGACGATGGCGACCTTCTTAGAATTAAGACTTGTCATCGTTCTTTAGATTATGAAAAGGTATGGAAGACTAAGGCCGGTATATTTGTAAAAAAAGATTCTGCTAGAATAGAATTAAAGCTGAACACACCAATCGAAAATCAAGATTACTGCCCCATAGAAATTACTGCCTTTTCTCATTCAGGTAAACATTCTTGGGCATTTATGGATAAGAAGACACCTAATGAAACTTTGTCAGCAATGTATCGATGCAACGGAGAGAGCGGCGTTAAGGACGGGGTGGGAATATGCCAATCTTACGTTGGGCTAGAGCAGAGAATAGAATTTCAGGTCCCTGTTAACATTAGAACTAGTTGTCCTTATTTTAGAATTGATGAAATGGCGTTTATGTTTAAGCCTAAAAAGGGATATTGCACCTACTCTTTCAAGAGCGAAGTTGGGACTTATCACAGAATGACCGCAATAGGTTACGAAGCAATTAAATTAAAACAATAGGTATGCCATGATTACTTTTCTTACATCCATAGCGCCAATAATTGTCAGCATAATAATGGCAGTCTTAAAAGTTATTGGCATTTCAAAAGAAAACAAAGTAAAGTTTCTTCAGAGTGTCTTAAATAACTCAAACGAAAATATATCAATAAAGCTAAGAGAAGAATATTCTGACCTTTTAAATTCTCACGACAAACCCCAAGATGGCGACGTTTTTTAATTGACACTATAAAATCTAATAATTAATAGGTAACTGTACCCTTATGTCAAGTTGAATTTTGTCTCTAATATTGTATATTTGACTCATGAAAAATTCCTTTATGAAGCTTTTGAAAAAGTCTGCCCAACCTTGTCACCTAGTGGGCTATCATCATCGGTCATAAGTAATCTTATTTGCCGGGCCATACGCCAAGCACATTTATAAGTTACACCTAGTTGTCGCTCTAATTCCTTGGCGGCAACTCCATTTTTACTTTGACTCATTAAGAAAATAGCGTGAAACCAAAGTGTTAGCAACGTACTTGATTTATGAAATATCGTACCCTCGGTTGGTGATACCTGATAACCGCATTTACAAGCGTATGATTTTCTCCCTTTTACACGGTAAAAATTCTTACTCTCACAATTAGGGCAAGTTAAGCCTTTGGGCCAGCGGTTTTTGAAAATGAAGTCTAAACACGCATCATCGTTGGGAAAATCAGCTTTTAGGTTTTTGATTGTATATTTCATCTTTTCCCCTTTAGTTTTCTACTGATGGCCTTCGCCCCATTTGGTGCGTCTATTGGGTGCCCCATTACTTCAAAAAAGTCTCTGTTTTCAATACTTTGTTGCAATGAACGTGCTATTAAATACATTTCAAGACTTGTTAAATCTCTTTCAATCTTGGAAGCTGCCCAATCGTAAATTTTCTGTCTTGCTTTGGGAATTAATTCTATATCTAACTCTATTGCATAAAATTTGAATAACGTGTCTGCTAATGCTTGTTCTTTATCTCCGTATTTTTTTTCTAACTCGTTAAAAATTC